AAGACTAGAACGAACCCAAAAAGATAAAGTAACTGTCTTAGCATTAGCAGTTCCAAACCCTAAGTCAGCAGTATTAAACCCTTCAATACTTTGATTGATTGAAAAATAATCACTAGATGTTACAGAGTAAGCAGACAATGATGTTACGCCTAAGTAATTTGTAAACCCTGCTGGTGGCGTTACAGACCCTGCGTTTCGTTGAACAGAATATTTTGATGCCTGACTTGCAAATTGTTTCCACCTGTCCAACACATATGCACCATTAGCAGGAGTAACACTCGCACCAGCATTCCTCTGGTCAATCCTCATGTCACCGTTGATGATGCGGTTGCGGAAGAACACACCATCCGATACAGAATTAAGTGCAGCACCCGAGGCTAAGTCATCGGCAGTTACTGTGGCATTGGGCAACCCACCAGCTACTAAGCCAGTAATCGTGCCATCACCAGATAAAGTCATTGTCATCTTCTACCCCTTACAGAATTAAGTGCCGTTGCCCAGCGGCAATCGTCAAAGTCACGCCCGAGTCAATCGTAAACGGCCCAACCGATAAACCATTTGTACCACTGTCAATCGTGTAGTTTGATGTCATCGTGTCAGCATTAACCACAATACCGTTCTGGGCCACAGGAGCCTTGACCTTTAACTCACCCGTGCTGGGTTTAAACAGGTACTGGGCGTTGCTGGTGTAAACATTCGCAGCCGTTCCAGTCGTAGCATCCACATAAATCGGATACAGATCCGAAGCAGTCGAAGTGTCATTCGAGATTGCCGAACCACCGACCGAGGCCCATGCTGTGCCGTTATAGCCTTCAAACTCACTGCTGTCGCTGTTAAACCGTAACATGCCCGAAGCAGGCGTTCCATCCCGTTCAGCTGTTGTGCCATTAGGAACTGTGACAGAGTTGGTACCGGAGACGATCAAGCCGCCCGTACCATTTGGCGTAAGCGTAAGATCCCCGTCTGTGTTTGTAACAGCTAGCGTGTTGCCATTTAGGCTTAAATTGTCAGTTTTGACAGCACCGGTACCCTTGGGCGTCAGGGTGATGTCGATGTTCGTATCGTCGCCTGTGGCCGAAATCGTTGGAGAATTGCCCGTCGCAGCGTTTGCGATCGTAAGCTCGTTAACAGCCGAAGCCACCGTCGAAGGGAATTTAATCAGCTCATTGCCGTTCGCATCGTCAATCGCCGCACCACTCGTGAGCCTTAGATCACCACCCAGCTCAAGCGAAGACAGCCAGTTGATTGCATCACCAACGTCCGTGCCGTCGTTGTAAACAAAAGCTTTTTGGCCGTTGGGAATCGTAATACCGGTCTGCCCAGACACCTTGACCGTGACATCAAATCCACCGACAGAGTTGTTAAAGACTAAGTAAGGCTTCTCGATCGCCGGGACAATAACCTCACCCGCAGCACTTAAAGTAGCCGTAATATTGAGCACAAGTGCACGGAAATCCTGCGCATCGTTGGAATCTGTGTATCCAAGGGTATACGAGTTGGCCGTAAAATCGCCCGTGACAAGCGTTGCCATGCCAACAATGGCCTGCTCAAGACCCCTTGAACCCGCGCTGCTGCTTCCCAGGTTATTATTGGTCGTCGTGCCCCAGGTTCCCGACTGCTCACCGGTAGCAATAAGCTCAATTTTTAGGTTTGAAAACGAACTTGCCATCTAACGCTCCTTAAGTCTGGACTTCCACCCAGACTACCGTGTTCCCATCATTAACTGTAACCCAAGTGGTCGCTTGTGCGTCGTCCACTTGCTGCCAATTTGCATCCTGGTTATCTGGAACAAGGCTCCAGACAAACGCTTTTCCAACCTGTCCTTCACAAGAAACACCTGTGACATTAACGTCTGCATTTGCAGCCGGTGTAACCTTGCCAACTTGACCCGTCCCTTGGACCCCTGTGACCGCAATGACGTTCGATGCTGTGACCGTAACCGTGCCAACAGCACCTGTGGCCTCCAGGCCCGTAACATCGACATTAGACCCTGCAGTAACGTTAACGGCGCCAACCTGGCCGGTGCCTTCCACCCCGTCCACATTGACATCAGAACCTGCAGTAACCGTGACTGTGCCAACTTCGCCCGTAGCCTCAAGGCCGGTTGTGTCAACATTGGCATCGCCTGTGACGGCCACATCGCCAACTTCTCCCGTAGCCTCAACACCGACAGCATTGACATTTGCATCGCAGGTAACGGTGACTGTACCGACATCACCGGTTGCTTCAAGGCCTGTAACGTCAACATCGGCATTTGCTTCAACCGTGACCGAACCGACCTCACCCGTTGCTCCAGGCAACGTGGTGACGCCTTCGCCCCAGCCTTGATCACCCCAGGCAACACCTGATGCGTTCCAGCCTTCATAAGCGACGGTCGTGTCGGCCACATTTCAGCCCTAAGCGATCCTGATGATCGCCGACGTTGAATTGTCCGTCGGGAAGATAATCGTAAACGTGCCATTCGTCGACGTCTTAGCACCACTAAAATCCAAGACACAAACCGAAGGGTTCGTGTACGTGTGCGTGGGGGTGCTGTTGTAAATCAATGCGCCATAAGCCGTAATCGTTGCCGAAGTAAAGCTCAAATCAGCAAAGTCTGTAAAAGCCGTCGTTCCCGACGTTGTCGGGTCAATACGGGTTAAGCTACCGCCGCCTGCAGCGTAGCTTCCCGAATCACCCACTTCGTCAGAAGCCGTGTAAGCGGTTGTGGCCGCCGTAAAGGCAGCGTTGTTGTCATATAAGGCGAGCTTAAAAGTATCGCCACCCGTAAGCCTAAAATCGTGAACAGCCTCTAGCAGTTGCTGCTTAAAGGATGTGCACATGAAATTTCCGGTGAATGCCATCGCTAATTCTCCAATAGTTTTACAAGGTCAGGGTGCCCCGCTTCGCGCAACCGACTGGCTAACGTGAGGCGATCCTGTGCTACTGCTTCATTGAGATAGAACAGAATCACCGCCTTCATGCGTTGACGATAAGCCAATGCCTGTTCCCGTATGGCAGGGTGCGATTCATTGCCGATATAAATCAACTTGTCCAGAGCACGTTCTGTAAGCTCCTCAGGGCTGAAACCACGACCTTCCGTGGTCAACACCTGAATACCACCTAACAAAACAGATCCTTCAGTCATCACGGCCCCGGAGAGTCGGATTTAATCGGTATGCGAATCATGCCATCACGGTACTCATCACGACGGCGACGACCCTGTTGTTCAATTCCAAGGCCTTGGATCGCTTGCTTGTAGCTATTTTCAAAGTACTGCAGCATTTCCAGAGGACCTTTTGTATAACTATACGCCTGAATTAAGCATGCATAAAGTAGTGCTTCAGGTGCATTTGTGCTTATCCATGTCGTTGTATTGGAAGCAGAAAGCTGGACCGGGCGGTAGATGTACCCCAGCTCGACAGCAAAGTCTGCGTTAGGCGTGGGCGCCACGTAAAACGTGTTTTGATCCCACACCGAGTAATACTTAGGGACACCCGTTGCAGAGCCATCTGCCCAGTATTCCTTCATGAAAGACGTGTCCCGGAAGTCCAGGAAGATCTGGTCATCACCCGATGTAATCATCAAATACCGGTGCGTCAGGATGTCGCTGGGGGCTGACAAGAACTTGTTACCAGTTGTCATGTTGGCCGTAACCTCAAGCTTGAAGACGTCCAGATCGATGTCGCGTAAGATACGGTTTTCTGCCATCGTAATGAAGGTGTTGATGACAGAGTTCGAGAAGACATTGCTGTCCACCTCGGTGTAATTACGGATGTTGGTTACAAGCTCGTCGTAGGTCATGTCGTTGTCACCGTCACAGAACCAACCTGGCCGACGCCCACAACAGCCTTGGAAATGGGCTCAGGTTGCATATTAATCGTGTTATTGGCCGTCCCAAGGCTCTGAAAAGCCGAAAATCCAGGGGCACCAACAAAGACTGAAACAGGCTCAATGCGGTCCGGACGAGGCTCCAAAAGCGCAATCGCATCGCCACGGTACTTGAGAGGCTCAAGCTGGGGCTCTTTTGGCTCGTAATCCTCAGGACAAACCTTAAAACCGCGCCAGTTTTTCTTTAAAACCTGGAACGGATAGCGCTGACCGCAGTAATCGCAAAGACCAAAGGAGAACTTACCGGTTGCATAAGCCACGTCATTCTCCGAAATCAGGCACAAACGACACGCTTGCCGTGTCCCGATCCTCTAATGCAGCCCGTTGGAAGTCCTCTTCATAAAACCCCTTTAAGGCCGTCACGCGCTCAGGCGCGAACTTCAGAGCGAGGTAATAAGCCAGACCCGACACCAAACAGGGCAAGAACCGGAAGTTCACGTCGGCCGTGTTAGTGTACGCCCCAGCATCTTGAATTCGTCGAATCCGGTAATAAACAAAAGTGTAGTTCTGGTCAGCAGCTGGGTACAAAAATACCTTGAATGTATTCGCCCGTTGCACGTAATACTGAGCAGGACGCGCCTGGGTGGTCTTGTC